GACCCATCTTTAAATTATGACCAACAATTAGGATACGGAAGCGGTCAATCAACAAACTCTAATGTTTTGTCGTGGATGTGGAAACGCGCTCCTAGCTTCTTTGATGAGGTTTGCGTCACCCCAAGCTACCCAACACCAGTAACTCATAATCTTGGTGCTGTACCTAAACTGCGATTTGAAAAGACAAGAAGTATTACTGCCGAGTGGAAAGCAATTTACTTTGATGGCACAACAGATGAGTATGAACTTGCACTGAATAGCACTAGGGCTGCTTCACTTCAATCAGGAAGACCAGGACTGCCGACTTCAACTTCTTTTATTGCTTACTATGATGGGACACCTATTGTTGCTTATCTTTTTGCGCCAGTCCCAGGTGTGCAATACATAAGCAAGTTTACTGGCAATGGTTCATCGCAAACAATTAACTGTGGCTTTACAGGCGGTGCAAGGTTCATTTGCATTAAAGCATTTAGCACAACAGGAGATTGGAAAGTTATAGATACAGCAAGAGGTATAGTGTCTGGCAATGACCCAACATTGGCTTTTAATACAACTTCTGCTGAAGTAACAGGTACTGACTGTATTGACCCAGATTCAAGTGGTTTTATTGTTAATCAAGAATCCACTAACAATCTAAATGTCAATGGAGTCGAATATTTAGTGTGGGCAATCGCATAAAGGAACATCATGCAAGTACGAATCAGAGAAACTGGACAAGTAATGTACGAAGGTGAATTTCGTGCATACACAAAAGCCAATGGTGGCCCATCATGGGACATAACAACAACTGAAGTCTTAACGGCTTTAGGTGCTGATGTAGTCTTTGAAGGCCCACAAGCTACAGGCGGTACTGTTTACCAATATTCTCAAGCCTCTGGTGTCGAGCAGATTGATGGCAAGTGGTACACAAAATATATCCTTGGCCCTGTCTTTGTAGATACTACTGTTGAGGGCGTAACAACTACAGCCCTTGAGCATGAGACTGCTTATAAAGCCGCCAAAGACGCTGAACAGGCTAAGAGTGTTCGTCAAAGCCGTGATGATAAACTAGCTGAAACTGATTGGAGATTTCGTAGCGATATGACTCCATCACAAGAGTGGAAAGACTACTGCCAAGCATTGAGAGATGTTCCTTTGCAAAGTGGTTTCCCTTGGACTATTACTTGGCCTGTTGAGCCACAATAAGGAGCAATCATGGCTGTAACTAATCAAGAGTTATTTAACATCTTTCTAGAGAATCCGAATATGTCGGATTCGCAGATTGTTACCTTGATGGAAACAAGAGGTATTAGTCCTGAACAGGTTTCCTCTACATTTGGAATACCTGTTGGCGAGGTTGCTGCTAGGGTAGCAGAGGTTATTCCTCCTAATCAAGCAGTATTGCTTGGTGATACTTATGTCCAAGCCATCAATGAAGTAAGAGGTTCTGGTGAAGATCAGCAAGTAGGTGGACTAGAAAATGTAATTACCTATAAAGCATCTGAGAACAAGGTTGGTGGAAACATCAATTATTACTCTCCTACTGGTGAATATCAACAAACTACTAAACAACAAGAAGTTAATGCTACACAAGACTTTCTAAAGTTCTTAGCAGGGTCTGCCGTTTTGTTTGGCGGTATAGGTGGTGGTTTTGATGGTTTATTTAGTGGCCCTGCCGCAGGTAATGGCGCTTTCTTAGGTGAGGGCGTTGCTTCAGGTATTCCATCCTTTGATGCCGCATTTTTAAATGCTGGTGGTACTTTTAACCCTGCCTTTGGTTTGCCTGTTGGTAATGGCGCATTCTTGGGTGAGGGTGTCCCAACAGGAATACCTGCGTCTGATGCGGCTTTTCTAAATGCTGGCGGTACTTTTAATCCTGCTTTTACATTAGCCCCAGATGGGTTATTGGGAACACCTATAGTAGTTCCTCCCACAGGCGTACCCCCCACTGGAGTTCCTACAACAGGTGTACCTCCCACAGGTGTACCCCCTACTGGCGTTCCTCCTACTGGAGTTCCACCTACGGGAGTTCCTCCTGTAGTAACGCCTCCTACTGGCATTCCTCCTATTGTTACGCCTCCTACAGGTATTCCAATTCCGACAGTTGCAGACATTACAAGATTGGCTCAAACAGGTCTAACTGCAGCTCAGATTGCCGCCTTGTTCTCAAGCACTGCAACAACAGCTAGTGGTCTTCTGCAACAACAGACATCCCGTGAAGCTGCTCAAAAAGCGCAAGCAATGATTGATGCGGAGACTGCTGCGGCTAAAGCATCTGCTCAGTTTAGACCTGTTGGGATGACTACTCGGTTTGGCTCTTCACAGTTTGCAGTTGATCCAGTAACAGGTCGATTAACAAGCGCAGGATATACGCTAAGTCCTGAAGCTAAAGCGGCTCAAGACAGGTTTGTTAAGTTGGCTGAAACTGGTATTCAACAAGCAGAAGGCGCTCAGAAAGCCTTTGAACCACTCCAAACAGGCGCTCAGAGTTTGTTTAAACTTGGTCAAGGTTATCTTGCTGAAAAGCCTGAAGATGTTGCTAAGAACTATTTAGCTTCTCAAATGGCTTTGTTGCAACCAGGAAGGGAAACTGAACTTGCTAATCTGCAAAACAGACTCCAACAACAAGGTCGTGGCGGTTTGGCGGTTGCTCAAGGTGGCACTATGGGTGCTACTACTCCTGAACTGCAGGCTTTATACAACGCTAGAGCGCAACAAGAGGCTCAATTGGCGGCTAATGCTCAACAGTATGGCCAACAACAAGTCCAGTTTGGTGCGGGATTGCTTGGTACTGGCGCTCAAACATTAGGTCAATACTATGCGGGTCAACAAGGGGCTTACGCACCTTATACAACTGCAATGGGACAGATTACTGGACTTGAGGCTTTGGGACAACAGCCTTTCTCAATGAGTACAGGACTTGCCCAACAGACTGCTCAAGCAGGTGCTAATGTTGGTCAATTAGGACTTCGTGGTGCTGAACAAAGTGTTGCCTTGGCAACTGGCAGAGCTGCAACAACCAATCCTTATGCCACATTATTAGGTGGTGTTGGCGCTTCTGATGCTTTTGGTCAGGTGGTAGGTGGAATGTTTAGCGGTGTTCCAGCAACAACTGCTATGAGCGCACCAGCAACTACATTTGGTACTGGTAACTATTACGGCAGACAAGACCTTGGCTTGTTCTTATAAGGAATCATCATGGCAGAAAATATCGTAGCGGGTTTGTTTGGACTAACTCCACAAATGTATGGTGAGCAACAGCGTAGAAGTGCTTTGCAAGAAGGTATTACCCTTGCTCAACTAGACCCTGCGGCTCGTGGTGCGGCAATGACCTATGCGGGTGCTAGAGGGCTTGGTAACGCTATTGGTGGTGCTTTTGGAATAGAAGACCCACAACTAAAACTAATTAGCACTAGAAACACTATTGCCCAACAGATAGACCAAACTAATCCTGAGTCAATCTTACAAGGCGCTCAGATGTTGGCACAAGCAGGTGACCAACAAGGTGCTTTTGCTTTGGCTCAATATGCTCGTCAAGCGCAAGAGAGTATTGCTCAAACACAACAAAGACGGGCAGCAGAACAATCATCTTTAGCTACTGCGGCTAAGACTCAATTGTCTATTAAACAAGAAGAGAAATTGCGTGATGAGTTGTCTAAACTTCCTGAAGGTGCTACACAAGAGCAAATTCTTGGCGTAGTAACTAAGTATGGCCCACCAGATAAAGTAATGGCTGTTTTGCAAAGATCAGCAGACTTAGCGTCTCAAAGAGAAACTACTCTTCAATTGGGTCGTGAAAAAATTGAAGCCAAATTAGAGTCTGATCTTAGACAAGCAAAAACTGATATAGAAAAAGAGCAAATGCGGATTGAAGCTAGAAAAGAACTTGCTCAATTGATGGCATCTCTTAAAGGCCCAAGTCCAGCAGTTCTTAAAGCTCAAGAGAAAGCAGAGAAAGCTGCTGAAGGACAACTTGCTTTGGGTGACACTATTTCTACAGCAGAAACTTTGGTCAAAGATTTAGCCAAAATGGGTGGAATGACAAGCACATCAAAAGGCCCTCTTGCAAACTTAGTTACATCTTTGCAAACGGGAACTGTTGGTCAAATGGCTGGTCGTACTTTTGGTACTGCTGAACAAGCTAAACGTGATGAACTAAAAAGTATTCGATTGCAGTTGTTAAATGCTATTAAAGAAGCTACAGGCATGAGTGCTCAACAACTTAACTCCAATGTTGAATTGAAAACATATTTGGATTCTTTGGGTAGCGAAGGTATGACAAAAGAGGCAAACTTAGCAATCTTAGATAATCTATCAAGGCGTTATCTTAAAGGTTCTATGAATGCCCCATCAAAAGGTGTTGGAACTGCTGAAAATCCAATTGTTTTAAAGTGAGGGATAAAAATGCCAGTATACCAATATGAAGGTAAGCATTACGACTTGCCTGATGGTCTTAGTAATGAGCAAGCAATTGCAAAAATACAAGGTTACTTAGGCAAGACAGTTACGCCTGAACCAGTAGCTGCTCCCGTATCAAACTTGGAGTTGATGTTTGGTGCTGGCAGTCCTATTGCTCGAACAATTAAAGGGGCTGTTGTTGACCCCGCATTGGCTGTTAATCAGTTGTTAGCAAGTACGGGTTTGTTTGGCAAAGACATTAAGCGAGGCGCAACTCAACTTGTTAGTGATGTTGAACAAGCAACTACTGAAGGTCGTGCAAGAGTTGGAAGTAGTGGTTTTGATCCATACCAGACGCTTGGTAATGTTATAAGCCCTGTAAATCGTTTAGTTGGTGTTACACAAGCACCACTTCAAGGTGCAGGTTTAATGGCTAACATAGCCCGATCTGGAAGCACTGGTGCGGCTTTAAGTGCTTTGCAACCAGTAAATGCTCCTCTAGAACAGTTTGCTGAACGTAAATTAGAGCAAATGGCTACGGGTTTTGTTCTTGGCCCTGTTGTTGAAGGTGGCGTAAAGGCTGTTGGAGGTCTTTTAAATACACTAAAAGGTTTAACTCCTACTGGTCGTCAAGAGTTCATGCAAAAGCAATTAAATGAACTTACTGGCCCTGATCGAACAAAAGTGATTGAAGCATTGCGTGATGCTAAAGAATTGGTAAGTGGTTCTCGACCAACTGCGGCACAAGCAATTTCTGATATTCCTTCAGCAGTTGAACTTGCGGCAGCACAGAGCAAACTTGCTAGTAAAGCAAAAGTAGCAGGTCAGTTTCAAGAGCGTTTAGTTGAACAACAAGCGGCAAGGGCAAGAGAGATTCAATCTATTGCTGGAACTGAGGCACAAAAAGCTGCTGTAATTGCAAAAAGAGAAGAAGTAACAACGCCAATGAGAGAAGCGGCACTTGAACAGGTTAATCTTGCTGGGCCTATCTTTACTAAGCTAGAAAAAGAGATTTCAGATAAGTTCAATAGCTTGGCGGCTGCTGAACAAACATCTGGAATGACTGGTTTAGCGGCAACACTTCAACAAGCTGTGGCAACAAAAGGACAACCTGGTTGGTTATCTGCTGGTGACATTGCGTCAGAAGCTGCAGGTCGTGCAAAAGCATACAAAGAACTTGCAGGAACATTGCGTGGTGAAGCCCAATTAAAGCAATTCCAACTTAACAGTTTAGAACAAAATGGATTCTTTCCATTACGTGCATCTGATTTAACAGACCAACTAGACAAAGCCATTCGTGGGACTGTATCTGACCAAAGTAAAGCTGTTTTGCAAGGTATTAGAGATAAAGTTGTTTCTAAGGCTGATGAAAATGGTTTGTTAAATAGCCGTGATGTATACGAAAATATTAGAAAAATATCCAATCAAGATGTTGCAAAAATGCTTAATCTTGGTGAGCAATATGCTTCTGGTGGAATCCCTCAACAAGCTGCGAAAGCCATAGGTAGTGCAAAGCAATTTATTGATGCTTCTTTAAACAAATCATCTGATGGCTTATGGGGTAAATATCTTACTTCTTATGCGGATTACAGTAAAAAACTCAATCGCATGGAAGTTGGAGATTACTTGTCTAAGAGTTTAAACACACCTTTAGGCAAAGAAACTGCGGGTGAATTTGCTGCGGCTGTTGAAAATGCGGCTGGAACAATTAAGAAATCTACTGGCATTCCAAGGTTTGAGAAGTTGTCAGATATTTTAACTCCTAAAGAAGTTGCTTCTGTAAACAACGTATTGGCAGACCTAAAACGTGATTCAAAAGCAAAAGAACTTGCTAGAAAAGTTAGTGCGCTTGATATTGGTGGCCCTGAAATTCTAAAAGAAGCCCCACAACTGTTAAACAGAACATACACAGTAATGAAGGCGGCTGTTGAATACTTGCAAAGAGGTAATGCAGACGCTTACAACAAACAGATGGCTGAGTTAATGATGAACCCAGGTGCTTTGGCTCAGTTTATGACTGTTGGCATACCAAAGGGCAAAACAAATGAGTTTGTTTCTTCAATGATGAAGTTAATGGATGCACCAACTAGATCAGCATTTATTCAGTCGTTTACAGTACCTGCTGCTGCTAAAGAAGTTGGGGATTCACAACTTACTATGGCAGAGTAATGAAAGACGGGCTGTTTGCTATCTCAGTAGCAGTCCTGATTCTTTGTTTTGTAATCTTTTGTAGCTACATTATTGTTTGGGCATTTCCGTGATCGCCTTTCTCTTGGCGGCAACCATAGAGTACCGATGTATTAAGTGGACTTGGATTGGTGATGTTTACAAC